TAAACGATGTTCACACACCTAAACCTAATATCTCCCATCGAACTTAATACGATTGAAGGCGACTCCGGTCGCTTTTACGTTACGCCTGAAGGTAACCATTACCCATCAATCACCACCGTTCTTGGATATGGCGACAAGCCATGGCTGAACGAATGGAGAGCCAGCATGGGTGAAGAAGCAGCAGATGCTGAAATGCGCCGTGCGGCAACGCGCGGAACTGCTGTGCATGATATGGCCGAAAAATACCTTAAAAACAAGCCTGACCCAACGGAAGGGCATGTTAAGGAGCATATTGCAGACTTCATGCAAATGCGGGTCAAGCTCAATCAAGTATCAAATATTCTAACGCAGGAAACCCCTCTTTGGAGCGATGTGTTGCGAGTGGCTGGTCGCGTAGACTGTGTTGCTGATTACAAGAAGCGCCGGTGCATTGTTGACTTCAAAACGTCAACAAACAGCAAAAGCGAACAGATGATCAAGGATTACTTCCTTCAAACAACAGCATATGCACTGATGTTCCACGAACGCTACAACATCCAAATTGACGAAGTTACCATCATTATGAGTGTTGAAAAGGGAGCTGTGCCTTTGGTGTTTACTGATACGATCGAATCCTACATTGAGCCGCTGCTGGTACGCATAAATAAGTACCACACAGACCACAAGGTACAACATGCTTAAAGAACAATTGGAAGACGGACAACAAGGTTCTGTCCTATCAAACACAGCAGAAGTCAAGTTTGCTCAGTTCAGTGATCGCGCTGTGCAAGGTAAGGTTGACACAGGAGCAACAACATCTTCACTGCACGCTGAGCGAATCACGATCAACCGAGAACAAGGCACTGTAACTTTTTACAGTAAAGCATTGTCAGATAACATGATTACGCTTGAATTGGACGGTGCTCAAGAGGTACATTCTGCAGACGGAGGTGGACAAACACGCCCAATGATCAAACTGGATGTGTCAGTTGACGGAACACCCGTTCAAGGTGCAGTGTTCAATTTGAACGATCGCGGCAACATGGATAGCGATGTCCTTATTGGTCAAAACATCCTCAAGGCTGGCAAATTCACAATTGACCCAAGTCGTCCAGATCCTGATCCTGAAGGAGCTGTAACGCGTGTAACAAACGGTATGCGTGAAGCAGCAATTCTAGCTGCCGTTGAGGTATTGTCTGAGCATGATGTTTCCTTTTCAGAAATCGTTCGTTACATGCGAACGGTGGCAGTAAATCAGATTAAAGAATAACATATGACAACATCAAAATCGCCTTTCTACATAGTTCAGGACTTCATCTCACCGCTTATGTGCGAGGATATGATTGATTTGTGTGACTTTACAGTACCAGATCAAGACAAGGACCTAAAATACGTAAAGACGGAAAAGACGTGTGAAGCTGCAGAACAGATCATCTATGAACGCTTCCTTGCTATTTCGCCAGCGGTACAGAAGTACTACGGAATTGAATACAAGGGAATGGAACGTTCTCATTTTGAATGGTTTACGGAGGGAACAAAAGGTGAACTTCGCAGCGAAAATAGTAAATACATGCACGGGAAATGGCTTCGCGTTTTCCCTGCAGATATTACGGGCATCCTATTCTTGAGTGATTACCAAGATAAAGTGCCATTCGAAGATGACTATGAGGTTTACGGCGGGAAGTTAGAATTTCCACAACACAAGTTTGGATTCAACCCACAACGTGGTACATTGATACTGTTTCCCAGCGATCCTCACTTCATTAACTGGACCGCACCGATCCAAGTTGGTGATCTATATCAAGCGCGCTTCAACATTGTTGCAAAGCAGCCACTTTTATATGACATAAAGCAATTCCCCGGTAATTACAATACTTGGTTTAAAGATTTGCTCTGAGAAAATCTCTCTTACGCTAACAAAAGACGGGTTAAATTCCCGTCTTTCTTTTTGGAAAATTTATGAATACACGAACCATGTTAAAGTGGTGCGGGGGTATTGTTCTAGCTTTTGCTATTCTGTTTACGCTTGCACATCCACTCAGTTCTTATGCTGAGGAGGATATTAACGCACCACATACACCAGCTTACTATCTGAAACGCGTGTTTGAGATAGGCACAGAGATTGGTAATCCTGAGACGCTACAAGCGATCCTCATGCAAGAATCAAAGGGAATAAAACACGCTGTGGGTAATCCCAAAGCTCCCTTGTCCCAACGCTCATATGGATTGATGCAAGTTCAGCTTGGAGCAGCACGTTCAATCCTGCAACGCCAGCCTGATTTGCTGAATGAGATCTTCCCCGATCGTACATTGAAATCAATCAAAGACCCCGAATTGGCAGAAATGCTAATACACAATGACGAAGCCAACATTCGCATTGCAGCATATCATTTCAATCTGTACCTGAAGCTATGCAAGGGAAATTGGCACAAGGCTGTCGCAGCGTACAACGTTGGAATTGGAGGCGTACAAAACATCTCTAATCCTGCTGAATACTCGTATGTTAGAGAAATCAAGCGCAAGATGGATAGAATCATCAAGCCGTTCAATACCCGCAATGAATTGTTGTCGACAGCTAATTGATCCCGTACCATTTATCTGTCGAACATAACAACAATGAGGTAATAATGACCAAGCGAATGTATATGGCAACAATCTGGTTTCATTTTGCAGCTGAAGATGAAATGGAAGCTGACGAAGTTGCTGATCAGATCAAACAAGTCATTGGAGATCTCACCACCGAGCTACCAATAGGTGATTTCGGTATATCAGAAATTGAACCACTAGAATAATAAGGAAAAACATGGCAGCAAATACAAAGAAGGAACTCGAAAACGTCATTGACGATACGGATCTGCGCAAGAAGTTCAAGGCAGCAATTTCTGCACGAACCGTATTGATGCGTACAGCAGACGACCATAAGGATATTCTACGAGAAAATCTCGCAGAGATTGCCGCAGAGTACAAAGTTGATAAAAAGATTGTCAGCAAGTTGGCACGTACAATGTACAAGAGCAATTATGCGGATATTCTTGAGGAAAATCGCCACTTTGAACAGATGTATGAACAAGTAATTGAAGGCCGCCTGCGCGATCCTGACGACTTCGGTAATCCGTTGGATGACTAATAAATAAAAAGGCCTCATCGGAGGCCTTTTTCTTTATGTTACGTTTGCGACTACTTTCCAAACTACTCGTTTGTTTGGATCGCTTTGCACCATTACTGCAATTCCACCCTTCGCTGAATTTGGCACGACAGCAACCTTCCATCGTGACACAGCATGATCAGAGCTGACTGTCGTAGTTGGATCTCCCACCACGCACACAATGCCATTCATATGTTTCACAGTTAGATGAATAGTGGATGAAAACGCATCTCCCGTGGCAACATCATAACCCACAGCCATTATTTTAACGATTGATACGTCTGCGCTTGGAATGTTGATATTGAGAATTCTATTCGGTATGAAAGTTCCCTGTGCTTCAGGGACTACATGGCGAATTTCGCTGCCAACAGCGAACGCATTTTCAATTGCATCGTTCAATCCAATCACTTGATTCATAGTCAACATACATTGACTAATGTGATGGTCAATTATTGGCTCTAGCCCGGAGATTTCATCCACTTCATGAGTGTGGTCAAACGGTGCTTTACGGTCAAGAGATTGCTCGAGTTCGTGCACCTGCGATACGTTAAAAGTTGTAGATCGTACAGCTGCATCAACTGCAGAGCAGAATTCTGGATCAGAAATATTCATGGACAAGCTCCAAAGTGCTCGCTTATTTATCAGCTAAAAGGGAAAGCGATGTTGAATGGTGAAAGCCACTCACGTACACTGATGAACGAGATTACAAGGATAACAATGAGCTACATCTCAGCTATAACAAAAAATAACAAGGTATATGTGTGGGAACGAAACGGAGACGATCGCGTGATGATCGATTACCCAGCGCCGTATCATTTCTACTTTGATGACCCTGAGGGTGAATATACTACAATTTTCGATACGCCTGTATCGAAACTAGAATTCCGCACGCAAGCAGAATACAGCAAGGCTCGAAAGGAGCTAATTCAACAACGTGTTCAGACATGGGAAAGTGATATCCCACCTGAAATTCGACTGCTGTCGCAAGCTTACTACGACAAGCCAGCACCCAACCTTAACGTCACATTCCTCGATATTGAGGTCGACTACGACCCAAACATTGGCTACTCCACTATTCAAGATCCATACGCTCCTATCAATGCAATTGCACTGGTGCACGAATGGACAAAGACGATCGTTGTTGTAGCTGTGCCACCAACAGACGATTGGACTCCAGCAAAATTACTGGAGGGATTGCAGCGTGAAGCTCCAAACGCTCCGATCGCAGACAAATACACTCTGGATATTGTCTTATGCAAGACGGAAGCTGATCTCCTCAAGCGCTTCCTTGCAGAAATCCATGACAGCGACTTGCTCGCTGGCTGGAACAGTGACTTCTTCGATATGCCAATGATTGCGCAACGTATTGCACGCGTATTGGACGGTGTTACGCTCGATCTATCAACACGCACAGACATTGACGATCGCGGCAAGCCAAAGGTATCTTTCGTTAACAATCCAAACCCAATTGCAGCAAAGTGCAAGTGGCTCAAGAAGCTTGATTTTGCTGAGCACGCTAACGTAACGTTCAGACCTGTCGGTACTGAAAAAGGCAAGCTGATGGGTATCACGATCGATATGGTTGGCCGCGTTAAGGTTGACTATATGAATTTGGTCAAGAAGTATGAACCAGGTGAACGTCAGTCATATAAATTGAAAGTAATCTCGGAATCCGTTTTAAAGGACGATAAGACTGGCGAACCGCTTCTCCCTAAGTTGGAATACGAAGGCAGTTTGGCAGACTTATATCGCGATAATTTCGCGTTCTTCATTCGATATAACATCCGTGACGCTGAAATCCTCTCGGGCTTTGAAGCAAAGTTGGGTTATGTAGCCTTGGCTAACCTGAACGTCCACATGTCAACGGCTCTGTTCTCGCACGTACAAGGTACGCTGAAGCTTGCTGAGCTTGCACTAATCAACTACTGCCACCATACTCTAAAGCGCGTCGTCAAGAACATTACGGCTCCTGAAATTGATCGAGCCATCGATGGTGCTCTGGTGCTGTTGCCTCAGGCGGGTATGCATGAATACCTAGGATCAATTGACATCAATTCGCTGTATCCATCAGCAATTCGTGCATTGAATATTTCAATTGAAACAATCAGAGGACAGTTCACAAATTACGGTGAAGATGCGGCAGCCATTGCTGCGGGATCTGATGTTGAATGCACGCTTGTGTTGGAATCAACAAAGCAAGAAGTTACAGCAACAGCTGCTGACTGGCGCGAATGGCTATTACAAAAGAAGTGGGCTGTGTCGGGATATGGCACTGTATTTGATCAGAATAAACAAGGGTTTATTCCTGCTATTCTGACGGAATGGTTTGCGCTGCGTAAGAAATACCAAGCACTCAAAAAGCAAGCACAGGAAGCTGGCGATGATGAAAAGTTTGGCTACTATGACCGTCTACAGTATGTGTTCAAGATCAAATTGAACAGTCTTTATGGTGCTCTAACCAACCTTTACTTCCGCTTCTACGATCTGCGAATGGGTGAATCAACTACAGGAACTGGACGAGTAATTCTGAAGCATCAGTGCCGAGTAGTTGCAGAAACATTAGACGGCAAGTATGACGTTGATTTCCCTCTGTATGACACGATTGCTGCAGCTACCGACAAGGAAAAGCATACGCTGGAAGAAGCGAAAGCTATCACGCTGCACGGCCCGAAATTCAATGGCCAGTTCCAGACGGAATCTGTGATATACGGTGACACTGACTCCTGCTATTTCAAGACACACGCAACCAATGTTGCTGATGCAATCAAGATTGCTGATGCGGTAGCTGCCAAGGTTAACGCTTCGTTTAAGCCATTCATGCGCAAAACGTTCTTGTGCAATGACGGGTACGATGACATCATCAAGGCTGGACGTGAAGTGGTGTCAGATCGTGGAATTTTCGTTGAAAAGAAACGCTACTTCCTGCACTTAGTTGACCTCGACGGTAAACCTGTTGATAAGATCAAGGTGATGGGTCTAGATACGAAGAAATCTACTTTGCCAGCAGAAGTGTCTGAAAAGATTAACGGTTTTGTTGAGCGCTTGCTCAAGGGTGAGACATGGTTTGAGATTTCTCAAGACGTCGTCGACTACAAGACATCTTTGTCGGATGCTACAGACGTCATGACGCTTGGCTTACCTAAAGGTGTCAATGGCATTGAAGATTACGCAATTGAATACGAGCGCAACCCAGCGTGCAGACTGCCGGGACACGTTGCAGCTGCAATTTACTACAACAAATGCATTGCTGAATACAAGGATGAACGATCGGGTGAAATCTATTCAGGCATGAAGATCAAGGTGTTCTACTTGCTCGGAAAGCATGGTAAATTCAAGAGCATTGCAATTCCATCAGACATTGAAGTCGTTCCTCAATGGTTCCTCGATAATTTCAGCATTGATCGCGAAGCACACGTTAAACGACTTGTTGACAATCCATTGGAGAACATTATCCGTGCGATTGGTGAGAAGTCACCCTCCAAGCAGAGCCTGTACGTTGCCAGTACTGTTGAATTTTGATATATTGTTACAATAAGAATAAGGAATAACTCCATGAAGATAGACGCGCAAGCGCTCTCATATATCAACAACGTACTCAAAGTTGCAGATATTGCTAACCTCAACCATATAGCCATTGAATCCAATCGGGTTCGTGGCATGGATGAAAATCAACGTGTATTTTTGCTGCAAACAGATGGCATTCCTGAGTTTGCGTTTGGATCAATTGGGTTGAATCGCTTGCCGCAGTTCGTGTCGCGGTACGATATGACACGAACTGGAACAAACTTCTCAATGGAAGCAACCGTTGAGGCGAACAATGGTAATCCATTTGTTCGGTCTCTAACGATGAAGAGCAAAGGTCTCAAGGTAGATTACCGATGTGCAAATCCACTTTCGGTGATTGCGCCTAAGTCGATTGGTAAGCCATTTGTATATCAATTCACAGCCAGTGAAGAGATTGCCTTATACTTGCAAAAAGGACAGGCGGCATACAACACAGAGCATGTGACATTCATTGGCACAGAAGAAGGTGTTGTGATGGAAATGGCAGACATCAACAACGATAAAATGCAATTTGATGTTGCTGATTCCGTTGAAATTCTCACGAATGATGTATCGGTCACCACCGTTGATTTCCGCCATAAGTACCCTATTAAATTGCTGCTACCAATTATCAAAGCAGCAAATGGTGCTCCATTTACCATTAACACGCAAGGGATTGCTCGTATCGCTATTGCTGGATTCAGCGTGCACCTATGGGCCGTTCAATAAGGAAACAACATGTTCAAAGCTATATCAAATTGGTGGAATCGCGACAAAATCAGAATGCAACAATTGGCAGACAAGATTGCTGCCATTGAAGCCGAATCTAAAGCAGCAATCGCTGCTGCTCACGAAGAAACGCAACGTGCAGCAGCAGAAGCTGAAGAATTGCGAGCAGCAGCGGATCATTCAACTAGCACTGAACCTTGGGTTGAAATCAAAAGCGACAGGATTGATCCAATCAAGGGTCTTGTAATTGAGCTTGACTGGAATGATGCCTTCATTCAATACCTCAAGGACAACGGCATTACTGGTAGAGATCCAGAGACGGCAGTGCAAAAGTGGATCGCTATGCTTTACCAGAACATTCTAGGTGAGCTGGAAGAGATAGCAATTGAGAAAACAGAAGAACATTCAAAGGGAGATTTTGAATGATTACATACCGGCCTGTGCATCAAGCACTCGAAAATGCTGATCGCATTCGTGAAGAATTACCGTTCCTCATCCAGCCATCTCAATCCAATTTTGACATGGTAACATTAGCTGCTGAAGTTAGAAGACTACGAAATATCCTATCAAGCATTTCATATGAAAAAACAGAAGACCCTCATCTTTGATATCAGCAACATGCTGCATCGCACGTTCTATGGCAACACAGCTGAAGACGATACGACAATCGCTGGACTTGCGAGCCACCAAGCGTTAGTTACTTTACAGAAGTATTATCGCATGCATAAACCCGATAAGGTCGTCATGGCTTTTGATAGAAAGTCGTGGCGAAAGGAATTTACTGCAAGCGAAGAGTGCATTTCTAAGATGCCCTATAAGGGCAATAGACGTCAGGGAATGACTCCGAAGCAAGAGGAAAAATACAAGCGTTTCTTGGGCCATATCAAGGAATTTGAAGCTCTGATTACGGAACACACGGCAATCATCACGCTCGCTGCACCTCACTTGGAGGCTGATGACATGATCGCAGGATATGTTCAGCGGTTTTGCACAGAAGAGGAAATCGTGATCATCAGCACTGACACGGACTATCTGCAGTTGATGCGCTACGAAGATGTGTTGATCATGTCGCCAGCGACCGACAAGATTCAAGAATTGAGCGAATACGACGGAGATCCATTATTCTACATCTTCGTTAAGTGCATTCGTGGGGATAGTTCAGATAATGTTAGGTCTGCATTCCCAAGAGTGCGTATGGCACGTCTCAAGAAAGCCTACACGGATCCATTCGAGTATGAAAACTTAATGAAGGAAACGTGGTCTGTAACTGAATTGGAAGACGGCAAGGAAGTCACGCGAAACTTTGTCGTCGGGAAACTGTTCCAGGAAAATCAAAAGTTGATTGATCTGTCCAAGCATCCCGAAGATATTCGTGAACTATTGGATTACTCGCTGGACAAGTGTTTGAACCGAGAACGCAAATTTTCAATGATGTTCATCATGCGGTTCATTGGGAAGTACGATCTCAATCGCATTCGCGAGAATATTGATACGTACATCCCCCTACTAAGTTGTACTTAAAACTTAGTAGGCGTTGAATCGTCCGCAGGAGGGGCCGTTGTAGCCGATGTCTGTATCACAGTAGTCTCTACGCGATCACGCACTCCCTCTTTTGCCTTGACAAAAGAGTTAACACCAGCACCTGTAACGAGATACGTCAAATACATACCGAGTATGTCGAAGTTTAGCGTTTGACGGTCTGCAAATCGAATAACAATCCACGTTGAAACAATCACCCCAATGATGTAGCCGAGCTTATAAGGTGAAGCTCGGTTATTTTGGGAATCAATTATCAAGTGTTCCCATTTGATGGGATTGAGTGGGTCACGGCTAGCTTTAGCGAAGACCCATGTGAAAAACACGAGCGTGCCGATCGTAAACCATGTAGCTCCCGAGAATGGTATGGCAGCGAAGACTGATGATATGCGGGTGAGGATGGTTTCGAACATGATAACAAACATTTGCGTGCATTTATTTATCCAAATGACCTCTAAATAGAGGTAATAAGGAGCAATATTTCATGCTATCAATCCTGCGCCTCGGCGACATTGCAACATGTGGGCACGTACCAATCACTGGTAGTCCTAACGTATTTGCTAACGATCTTAACGTAACACGAGCTTATGAAGACATTCTCAATTGCCCAGTTCCGCCGCCTTTCGTCCGCTATCTTGAAGGCTTGCATACAGTATTTGTCAACGATTTGCCGCTAGTTCACATCGGCGATCTTAACATGCACGGTGGCGTTGCAGTTGATGGTTCGCCGGATGTGTTCGGTGATGACTTTAGCTTTGGTTCTACTGGCAAACCACCAGATCCACTGGGCGTTGCTATTATTGAAGGTCCAGGCGAAGGCAATACTGACTTTATCAATTCGTTCCAACCGGGCGTGGACCGCGTAACTGCAGCTCAATACATGGCTGATGACACAAACGTGGACGGGCCTAATACCGGCAGCGATCCAGTAAACCGTACAGTACAGCGATATGAAGAGCGTGCGGTTGGTACAACAGAAAAGATTGAAAAAGTAGTAGCCACAGCACCTCCTCCAACAGGTGTACCGCCACCAACGGTATCGCCAAACTGTCAAGAGATCATCGACAAGGGAGAGGATTTCGATTTCTATGATCCTCCGTTCCAACTATCGCCAAACTTTACCTTGGCTCAAGTATCTCGCAACACATTAGTTAGCAAATACGATGTTAAAGCGCAGGTAGGGCTGTCAAAAGTTGACATTATCTGCAATTTGCGCACGCTATGCTACAACGTTTTGGAACCGATGTTGGCTAGATATGGTTCAACCATGCGCGTGAACTCTGGTTTCCGCACAGGACGTGGAACATCTCAACACTATCGCGGTGAAGCGGTTGATATTTCTTTCACGGATACCCCTAATGCTGATGCTAGTTTTGCACGCGCTCAGGAGATAACAAATCTGTTCAATTACGATCAGTACATCTACGAACAGAACAATAGCATTTGGCATCATGTTTCCTACAAGGCCTCCGGCAGCCTCCGCCGCAATATTCTAACGAAACCTCGTGGCAACAAGTACCTGCAAGGATTGCATAAGGTTGCATTTTGATCTGGGGACCGGAACGATTGGTTTGTCCGTTTTAACTGCATCTAAATATTTCCACGGTCATAACAAACAACCCGATTTAGGAGATAATATATGTCAACAGTACCAGTAAGCTACCGTGCAGAAAAGAGCCCACATCACCACCACGTTGAGTGGTTGGAATTGAACAAGGACGGCATGCTGTACGAATGCGCAATCATGAAGCGTGACCAATTTGGTAACGTTCTGTTCTTTAAGATGAACGACTTGGATGAAATCGATAAGCGTCGTCTTGGTGGTATTCTAGCTAACCGTAACGCTGCCAATATGGAATTGTGGGATTTGATGATGAACACAACTCTACGCAACGGTGTTAATGCTCTTGCATACTTCAACCAGCTCGTCAAACAACTAACACCACTTGGTAAGATCGTCGATCCACGCCAAGGACAGTTTGGTGGTGCTCACGTTGGTGCTGGTCAAGTGAATACAAACGCTGCTGAGTAATCATGTCGGACGTAACGCCAATCGTCATTGGAAAACTCACTTCCGATTCAACAGTTGTGCTACGTGTTGATGTTGGTAATTTACCAAAAGCGCGTGCAGAAGCTTTACTTGACGAAGTAAAGCAAAAGGCTGCAGTTTCATTTGCACCTGCAAAGGTGGTGGTGTTGTCTAAGACTTGCGAAATAGTTGCACTGCTTGAACGCTAACTTCATTAGCAAAAAGAAAAGGGCTCCTAGGAGCCCTTTTTTATTGCCTGACTATTTGTTAGTGAGGTGTACGTGCAACGGAGATTGTTAGCGTGTACGTAATTGAGATTGTACGATTCTTCGACTTCAGCACTGGAGAGAAGATGATGTGCGTCAACAAACGTTCACGTTCTTCTGCAGGCGTAGAAGGAGAATTTTGAAAACCTGCTGCTGATCCAGCAACGCGTGTTGCCAACGTTGCACCTAGTGGTGGATTAAGAGATGCAATGAATGAAGTTGTCTGCGTTCCAGCAAGATCAATCGCTGATGTTACACCTGACGTTGGCGATTCAAATTTCAAGAAGCCAAATGTCTGAGCACCAGCAATCGTTGGGAACGTTCCTGCTGTTTGATCGGAGATCAATACTCGAGCACCGCCCGGCAGTGGAGTTGAGCCTGTCATCCCCCATGCTGGTGATCCTGTGTTAATAGCTTCACAGAAGTCACCGTATAGAACCTGACCACCTGCGCCAGATCCGCCAGACGACGGAACCGTGAACGTAACGGTAACAGGAGATCCACCGTCAACGGCGATGTTGAATGAGTAAGACAAACCAGGCAAAAGTCCAGAGTCGTCTGTAGAAATACGTGTTCCAACGTCAATGTACTGGTATCCCTTTGTTGGAATTGCTTGAGCTCCGCTTGTATACAAGCCGATTTCATCAAACACAAACTGAGATTCAGTATTTTGTGTGGTAGGAAAAGTATCACTTGCAAACTGGCTGCGTGGTTCGTCACCGTTCAGTGTTGAAGAAATGATAACCTGAGACAACAGGCCTAGTTCTTGGGAGCGAACGCCAGGTCCTGAGATGTGCGGTGTTGATGGAGGATCACTCGAAGGAACTGCACCGCCACCTGGACGAACGCCTGTGCGATAGTCAGCTGAACCTGGGTCTGTACCAAGCAGCGGATTCAATGTTGTTTGTCCTTCATCAATGATTTCAGAGTATGTTTCGTAGTACAAGCGACTATCCCACGTATTCGTATCAGGTGATTGACCGTCATTTGGCGTCTTGTATGTCACAGTAAACGCAGCATCAACCAAGGTACCACCATTACCAAAAGCAATGCGATTGATGAAATAGTTTGGTTCATTAGCAAGCGCTCGTGCAAAAATACGTGCCATGTTTTGTGGATGGACAGCGTTATACTGATCGACGAGTGTGTTTCCCAAGTCATCTACAGCATGCAAGTGGCCTACGATGTTTACAGGAATGTGTGCGTTAATTTGTGTCATGTTTAGATAATTTCCAGTGTAGGGATATTTATCAAAGAATTCGACGGACAGAAGTCGTCAAAGATTTGATGGCGTTGTTAAACGCAACTGGCTCAACGCGAGCTTTCCCCAGGTCATATTCTGTTATAAGAGCGTCAGATACTTGTTCAAATACGAAAGTGCCTTTCTGACCCTGCTTCTCAATTCCTGACATTTGGCAGCTATTCATCTTCAAGAATGCGGCCAGCACAATGTCAGAAGTCTTGTAAATGCTGTGCATAGATATCCTTTATGTAACGTGCTCTCTTATTTACTGAGAGTACAGTGTCCTGCCGTGGTTTCTCGTGCTAGTTTCTAAAGTTTCATCCATGCCACCAATATCAAAAAGTGCCACATCATAGCCAGTTGGTAGAAGCAACATTGCCGGTGGCGTCGGAGCAGTGAAAGGAAACACTGTTTCCGAGTGAGTTCCATACGGCGAACTCATTGCATCAGCACCCCACGGCATCACACCCCAGCCTTCCGTTGCATTTTCGATCACTTCTGCATCAATGCGATCGAAGGCATCGATATCGAAAGCAAACTTCAACACTTCGTGAATGAACGTGTCAGCGTGGACATCCGGCGCAGAAGCAACAGCACAGTACGAAGGTTCATCGTATCCACCGACATTAAGGGAGATCAAACCATCCGTTAAAGCTCCAACGGGTGATGTGGCAGGAATTGTCTCGATTACTACCAATCTATAGTTATTTCCTTCGGGAATAACTGCACCAATTACATATTGGCCATCATTTCGATTAAGATAGCTACCGATTACATTGACAGTTTGTCCTGGAATGAACGGTTCCAGACGTTTAATCGTCAGTTGTCCTGTTCCCAAACCTGTAATATCAATGTACTCAGAGTATTCTTGTGGATAGCGTTTAAACGATATGTTGAAAATCCCTGGTATTGCTGTTGGAACAAAGTAATAATCGCGACCATTGATGATGCCATCAGGTAGTGTGCCCGTGGATGCCAACTGAACCTTCATTCCAGCGTCCCAGTAAGGGATATCATCGAATGATTGTGGCACGTTTGCAGTACCTGTTGCAGTCGCCAGCAGCGAAATTGATTCTTCCACAACGATATTAGTCACACTACCTGCAGGAGATATTGCTGCAACTGTGTATTGTTTGTTTACGCCAGGACCTGTATTGGAGTTGACGTAAAAATGCATTCCAACTGTTAGAGGATATGAACCTGCGGTAAGATCCCCAAGAACTGTCCACGTCTTAGTATATGGATTGACGCCGGTAATTGCATGAGGTGTCGCAAACATCAACTGATTGGATTGCGTGTTGATTACAACGCAATTGAATGTTTGCGACGGCACGCCCTGCACCAAAAATGAGTTAGTAGCGCATACCGTACCCATGATTGGATTGTTGGGATCCTGTGACGTTGGATCGTCGGGGCAAGGCTCCGTATCAGCTCGAATGATTGTGGTAGATACTGTAGCTTCGGGCGAAACTAATCCAGCTTCACTCCATTTGTGGCCGTATCCGCATGCATAAATGACGTCTGCACGAGCATCTGAAACCAGCAAATCATATGGCGGAATTGAGAATGGATCATGATACTTAACGTCAACATTTGTACGCGCCAAGCCAATGAGAAACTTCCATCTGTCGAGCACTGTAGCGTTAACATTTTCCCCATAGACGTACTCGACCAATACATCCAATACTTTGGTGTGGTATGGTTTAATTGCTTGGACGTATTCAACTAGACCCTCTGTGGGGTCTACTCGAAATAGCGCTGAGGTTAGATCTGCCATCTATGCACTTTCTGTTATACTGTAAGTTTATCAAGTTCCTGCTTCAAGATTGATAGCATTGATATGGGAAAACATTCTGTCCATCCATATACGTTGTTCTCTCTTAACTTATGAGCTCGATACCGATGTGTTGCGTACTTATCCAATAATTGTTGTTCAATCTGATATGCTTGTTTGAGAGACATCTCCACCACTTTAATACAGCATATTCCACGTCGAGAAAATCTGCGCTCAATAGTATTCTTTGTGATTCCTATTTTGCAAAATTGATCGTTGATTGTAACAAGGTACACAATCCCACGCGTTTGCTTTTCACATAGACGCCGTTCAAAGTATTTATCTGTGTACATACCCTTCGTTAAATCGCCGCACTGAGGACATCCCCTACCATCTAAGTGGTCAGCGGGTCGTTGGTCAAATGAACCATGGATGGCACATACAATGGAAACCTTCGTGTTCATATTCACCAGTTTTACACATGAATAATCATAGATATCACCGTGTTGACGTCGAGCTCGGCTAATGAATTCGCTCAATTCAATCTTTGCAGTTCCACCACATTGTGGACATCCGTACCCATGCATATGATCTTTCGGCGTCTGCAGAAACCACCCATGAATAGGACACGTAATATTCACTTTAGTGGTTACGTTCGTGTAAGAAACAGCTTCATATGTGTACTGACTTTTGTGGATCGCCAGTGAACGATCCACAAAAGTTGCTAAGTTAAGTCTTGCTCCCATATTGGATCAATCAAATAGGCCGCCTACTTCCAAAACTCTTATCCCGTGAAGGGCAACCCAAGACGTCTTCAACAACTCTGCATATTTTGCCTTAGTAGAGAGAGCATCCTGCAGCGTACTGAACCAAATAGCATTCACGTGTGTAGAGGTGAACGAGGTGTAAATTGCGTCCATTGCTTCAACAATTCTCGCTGGAGTATCGAATCCATAGCGATCAAAGAATGCATTGATATCTGTAGGGGTGAAATCCTTGGTAGGATCACGCAAATACGTCAACACAGTGTTGATTGCCAACGTCTTATCAACAAAGGCCTGATCTACACCAAGACCGAAACGTGTATCTGTACCGTTTCTTGCATCGTACAATTCGCGCGTCGAAGATGGTACGCGAATCGTTGGATCAGCCAATGTGTATCCACACATTGATTCTGTCAAACGATTCCACAGCTTACGATCAATTGTACCTGGCTGTTCTTGACGGAACAAGAACCACTCTTCGTGCTTATTCTTCAAATTCATTTGACGTCCATTTGCAGTAATGTCATCACGCAATGTTAAGTCGCGTGTGAACTGTACAACATAACGGTTGTCATCTGTCAAGTAGTTTGAAACCTTACGCACGATTGCGTCGCGATACATGATTGGTGTCGCATAACGAGCATCGGATGTAATGCCATATGGATCTGGATAGGATCTGTCAACATCGTCCTTTGGTGTTTGGAAAACGATGTGTGACGTTGGAATAACAGCCAATTGTTGTGCGATCTCTTGTACAGAGATACCAGAATTACCAGTGCGACGTGTGGTCATACCTTCGACCCAGAAATAGTAGTACGTCGTTGGCGTCTGATTCGTAGTGAAATCACCATTTGTTACAGTACGTACTGTATATTCGTAATCACGCGTCCATTGGATCAATGTTGTACCATCATCCTCCAAGTCTGGATTGAAAGCCAGTTCTTCTGAAGTTGGAATGCGTTCTGGACGAACGATATCAATCGTATCGAATTCATTCAAAACGAATGGTGATGCAACAGATGCTTTGTACAAACCTGTTGCTGTATCGATAGAGACCAACACAGCTGTATCACGCAGTTGACCGTTAACATACACGTCAACAGTATCACCAAATGGTTCAACGCCAATTGTCCATTGCGATGGTTGTGATGGTGCCCATGCGATTACTGATCCAGGCAATGTATATCCATTGGTCCAGTTGATCGTGGAGCTATCATTAGCAATTGCGCGGGCGTTTGCAGCTGCAAACGGACCACTGATACGATCAACAACGAGGATTTGCTTGTGCCAATCGGTTGCATCAAAAGCAGGTGTGAGTTTGACGTTAGTACCCGCATCGGATATCGTCACCAATTGTTCCGTCTGAGGATCCGTCAATTGGAAAGTATTACCAACAACATTGGTTACAATATACTTGATGCTTTGAGCAATCCCTGTTGCTGGGAACACATCAGCATTGAGCAACACTTCATCCAATTCACTTACGATGAGTGGTGTCATTGTTACACGTGATGTTAGTGGATCCAGTGTTACAGGAACTTGAACACGCTGACGACGGAATGTTGTCATGCGTGGTGTACCTGTAGCTTTTTCTGATTGCGCAATAGGAGCATTCATTTGTGCCAACACAATTCCGTCCCATTCTGATGGTGGAACTGTTGATTGAACCCATTCAAATGCACGCACTGTGCTCCATGGAGCAAGCTTGCCCCACTGGAACAGACGATCATTGATCGTTGGGAATACCTTGGAGTCGTAGTATGGAACATAGCCCATTGACGAAGTGTCAAGCCATGAAATACCAACTTCTGCATTGTTCCAAGGATTAACCTTATGCCATGCAATTGATGGATCTGTATCCAGTGTAGTTGTGTAACGTGCAGGATCAGATTCATGCTGCAAGTCCACGTTGTGGATAGCAATGTACGAATGAACGCCAATTGCTGGATGCCACATAGGCAATTCCGTAACAACGGTATTAGCTTTCGTATCAATCAACTTTGCAGGATTGATACGAGTTGCAGATGGGTTGATAGCGTAAATGTCAATTATTCCTGTAAAGTCAGCAACATTCAAGCTGACCGTTTCAGAATTGACGCGCATATACTGCTTTGCACCTGTTCCAATTGTAAATTGGTCAGTGGTGTAATTCGTCAGTGAACCGCTGAGTGGATTGCGACGGAACAAACGAACGTCGTCACTAATCACACCGTGGTTGAAGTATACTGTCGATCCCGTCGATAGTGGTTGAACTGTGATGTGATCAGCTGTAACATCAATTGTCCACGTACCAGCTGATGAATCGTAAGCAAATAGCTTGGATGTGGAAGTGTTGTAGAAATAACGGACAACGTTTTGAGCTCCTGCGGGAATTGTTGTACCAATCCACGTAGAGACAACATCTGTTACTTCACCATCCAAGAATAGCGGCGAAAGAATACGAGCACGTTGCTCTGGGAATGCATCCCAGCGTGTTTCATCAGCAAAGCTAACTAGGTGGAAGCCATTTTCTTGCGCATCCGTGAATTCAATTGTTGTTGGATCATCTGTTTGCGAGAGGAACTTCAAGCGAACGTCACCCAATGCACTGTCTGTGGACAACAACTTGATACGTGGGTAGAAGCGAGGACGCGCATCGCCAAATTCAGCCAACTTGTAAGCCCAAAATTCATCAATCTTTGCATCGACGAAGCGACGAGAATTGATATATGCCTTAACAGAATTAATCGAGCCCTTCGTTTGAATCATGCCCTTGTAGAACAAGAACTGAGTCTTAGCGTTGGTATTCAACCAATCCAAGAAAGGCATATCGCCATTGTATCCGAGTAGCTTACGTGAACGACGAGCAACTTCCGTGGTTTCAGATAGAGCAAACGTATCGTAGTAGTTACGCATATCGTCTACTGCGCCTTCAATATTGCGGTGGAATTCGTTATCGAGCAAGTAGAAGCCACCGAGTGTAGGACGCAGTGTGTAGTCTTCCTTTTCGAAGTAGTCCATATCGAAGCGCTTTGTACTCAAACCAAGGAATGGATTGTAGATCAAAGAGCCGCTAACTGTGCTGTCATTGAAGATCAAGAAGTGTTCGTATCCTTCTGTAAAGAAGTGTCCGCCACCAATGTGAATATAGTTGTATGGATCATCATCAAAAATGATGTCTACGTCATTAGGAATCTCTGGACGAACAGCGATATGGCTGCGGCGATCTTGACGATAAACCGTCAGACGATCAGGGCCCATTGGACGGTTGTATTGGTCGTAGATTGTTTGCTGGATGCGGATGTCAGTGTATGGACCTTCGATAACATTCGACAACACGCCAAGAGGTGTATCGATCCATACATTATCGCGCGTTGGGTTCATTTCAAAGTGAGGGAATGTTCGTTGTACATCCTTCAATGCTAGAGCCAATTGACCAACACCAGATGTTTCAAATTGAACATACGACGTAGTGTCCGTTGAAGAAGCAGAAGTAGACAAACGCACATAACCTGGCACACCAGTCAATACGATATGATATGGTGATCCAGCAATGATCGGATCTGGCAACACTTGCGATGAAGACATCACAACAGATGTGCCATTCTTCCACACTGGTTCCGTTTGAGTGAAGAGCAAGCGATCAGTTGTCGCTGTGATCACGCCTGAGCCAGCATTCGTGAAGTTGACAGGCACTGTTGGTGTTGTTTCTGTGCCGAGCTGGAATGTATTAGGAGTAGGCGTACTGATTAGGTAGTATGTCAAACCAGCTACGATTGGTGCTGGTGGTGTACCCAATAGACGTACTGCTTGTCCGTTAGTCCAGTTTGTTCCAACAACTGAAATTGTGCTCGTTGGAACATCTACAGATACCAACGACGAATCAATCTTAACAGGATATGCATCGTTAACCTTTACGTTAACGTTACGCATACCAAAAGCCCAGTCCATGAAACGTTCTGTTTCTGACTGCCAATCTGTCAGACGACCCGTCAATGGATCGAAGTCATTCGAATCGGCAGTTCCCAGCATCAATCCCATATCCTTTTGGTATGCAGAATAGCCGTCAATGATGTTGATCAACGTTTGCATACCACCAACGATAAACGGTGGTGTGAATGTGCGAATATCGCTCTTATCGATCACATAGTGGAACCACAAATCAGCTGTATTGCCTTGTCCACCATATACATTGAAGGACGTTTGCAGCTGCGCAACAGTCAGATTACCAACGCCAGCAGATGTAATGTCAATGTAAATTCCATTAATTGCTTCGTCTGGAGTTTCAGCCAACTTAAATGTACGAGCTCCCGTGCGGATGATGTAGTATACTGTGTTTGTGAACAGCGGTGCTGGCAAGAATTTAGTTGTGCTCAACACAACTGGATCACCAGTATTCCAAGATACGCTACGGCTACCGAGTTCGATCATACCAACATTGGAAGAGCTTACGATTGGCTCTTGCACCACAACGCGTGTTTGATTCAACGTTGAATCAAACAATGAGGACACTACTGTATAGTTTCCGTTATTGGACGGCGATGCAGTGATCGACATGATAATTCCAGGTGTAAATGCACCCGTTTGATCACCGTCAACAAATATACGACGCGCTGCAGCATTGATCGCAACGATCGAGTAGCGGAACATTGAGAATTCATTAGAACCAACGTTAGCCGTGAAAGGATATGCCTTCACACCATAGTAACTAATCGAACGTGCAATAGACGAAACCGTATCGATTTCCATCTTCCATGCAGATTGGTTATTGTATTGAATGATTGCTGGTGGAATGTGCAGCAAGCTTACGTTAAACGAATCAGCCCACAAATCACGAATCACGCCGTTGTTAACCAACAGGATGTTGTAGTCTTGACTGATTACATCGAAGTACTTGTTTGAAATTTCAACCGTACCAGTATCAACAATACCAGCAAATTGGTACGTCAAATGTGGATTCCAACCAACCCACAATTCTCGGAATTCACCGTTTGTGTCGAAGTTGTTGTAGCGATTCAAGTTAACGTACCACTGATTCAAACCACGGACGTGGTAAACTTGATCTGTGTCGTATACGTCGCCGTGGAATAATGCGTCTTCGTGGCTATACACTTGATGGAATGTTGTTTCTACTTGAAGGCCATCCACTAAGGTGTACTGTGGGCCGAATGTGTAGTGCAACATACGTGCTGGTTGCATTTCAAATGCAATCACAGGATTGTCATACGGATAACGTGTCGATACTGTCCATTCCCATTCCGTAGGACCAACTTCACCAAATGCAAAGTCGGCATCAGGTGCAACAACTTCTGCAGAATAAGATGTGTAGATTGAACGAACCAATGTGTCCAGTACTATCGCTGAATTATCGTAATACGGTGGCAACAATGCATCCGGAGCGTATCCGCCCGCGATTGTGTTGTCAGAAATGTTGACGGAGAAATAGTTGTACGTTGTCGTGGCATTAGGTAGACCAGTAGCTGGAGAACCATCTGGGTTTGTTCGGCCAACTGGAATCACACCATTACGAATATTTTGCCACATACCCGTTTGAGTTGCGTGATTGTATTTCCAGCGACGTGCAGCGACAGTCTCCAAATACTCCGCATCCCACCATGTAGGCTTATCGTGGAAACCTTGCAGCTTCCATGGTTCGAGGTGAGGATATGGTGTACCGTAGCAGTTTGTGTATAGAGCTTGCCACGATCCAGCAGCAGCTGGCGTAGAACCATTAGCTGGTGGTGTAGATATCAAACTTGCTGCGTAGTTCCACGAGAATGCATTCGCGGCTGTGTAACCAACGTTAACCATTGGAGCGGCAATTTCACGTTCTGCAACGTATTGCAAGAATCGATCTTCGTACAAGTCTTCATACACATTTGGTTCTGCGTGTAGCGTTGAGTAGTCGAATGCCAACTCCGTGCGGTCTGGCGTAACGTCATACAAACGCGTTTCAACTTCAAGCAATACTTCACCCAATAGCTGTGAGAAATCAACAATCTGCCATAGCGATGAAATATCACCTGCACCTGTAGCAGACGTTTCGATCCATGCCAAACCTTGCTTAGTCCACACGGAGTTGGATGACAAGTTGAAGTACATCGTACCGTCAGGAATCTGAGCTCCCGTTGAATCGTAGAACGATGGAGCTACAGGCGTGATATCGTATGCAGCTAGCTTATACAGACGGCGTGCACCACCCCCCAACTGATACCAGAATACGCCAACGCGCATTGGACTGTTATATGCAGTAGTGAAGGCGCTGCGAGTTGCAGGCGGTGGTGTCGTCTTTGTTAAACCGAGAATACCACCGGTACGTGGGTCTGGTGTCTTGACGATTGCCTTAGCAAGTCTATCCTGTTCACCAGGAGTATATGCAATTGTCGAACGGTGGCCATCGTGGTGGAACAATGTAACAGTTGTTCCGTTTACGTTCAAATGCGGACGGAATTTATCCGATAGACCAAACATTGGAGCTGTAGCAACCCAATTCTTGATACCCTTGCCAGTAGTTTCATCGTATGCTGATGTGTCAGCGAACACTTGGGAAGCAAAGTCATTCGATTCGTATGCGTCAATAACAGCATTTGCTACAAATGTTGACAATGATGCAAGAGCTGGCCGGCCAAACTGTGAAGCTACAGTTGGTACATATTGGTTAAACAATTCGCGGATAGTAGTCAAACACGTCGCATATTGTTGCGATGCAAATTCGATAACGTTGATTGGTGTAGTATTTGTTACATTGACAGCAGAGATCAACGTATCAAAACTATCGTTATGTTCTTTAATCGTGCCACCCAAGCCGTAATCATAATCATCTTGCGACAACGCATAGATGCCACCACCAAGCAATCCAGGGATCTTTGGCTGTGCATCTAGAATCGTGCTAAAGTGTGTGATCAACTGCGTGTACTTGACAACTTGCTTGTTTTGGTGTTCCGGGTTGAACATCCACTGATCAACCAACTCCCAATCACCAGCAGGACTTCCTTGGACGATTGGCTGACGATCCTTATCAACATATTGTGGAACATATTCATTTGTTCCGTGGCGCCAAATTGTGCGCAGTTGTGGATCGGATCCATTGACTACAATGTTTGGTTCCACAACCCACGTCGAACCAGTACGTTGGCGTAGAATCTTGGATACTGGTTCGTACCACAAATCACCACTCAGCGTATATGGATTTGCTGGATCTAGTCTAGACACAATCGCAACGCGGACTGCAACACCATTCGATGTTGCAACAAGAATCTTGTTTGTCCAACCAGTACCATCCCAAAACTTAACTTGGTTGGTGATTGGACTATACCAGTACCGTGTAGCTGCTGATACTGTTCTGTATCCGTAGAGAATATTGTCATCACGATCCAACAAGTACTGTTCAAAGTCATATTCGCGGCCGTCACTTGACACCACAATTCTCTTGCCAGTATTACTGTCTACAGGATATGAAGGATCTTCGCGATATGCAAAAATTGGTGATGCCTTAACAACATCTGACGTAACTACGTCATATACGTTGAACAATGGATACTGATTGGGGCTAAGTTTCACTTGTTCGAGCAACAAGTCTTCTGACAAGCTGCGATATACGGGCTGTGTGCCGTTAGCGACAGCGATAGCAAATGCTGTTTCATCTTCGATAGTACGCACAGGCACAGCATATACACCCATATCATCAAATGATGCTGGGCCAACTTCGATACGAAGCGTTGCAAATTGTGGAAGTGGTAGATCAAACACCACGCCAGTTACATAGTTCAGTGGCACGTTTGTATGTGCAGCCGTGCCAATTACAGTATAATCAGGAACTACAGTTGAAGTTGTTTCCGTGTAGTTGCCGTATTGACGAATACCATTAACATATACACGCAAATCATCAGAGTCTGGAGTAGCGTATGTGTTCGTTGCACCGTTATATTGCAATGCTGACTGGAGCATTACAGTTGTTAACGTAGTAGATAGAACCGTCAATTCTTGGTATGTACGGCCAACAGTTACTGCATTGTAATGCGGTAGATTTCCCGGTGTTGGCGTAGCAGAAATTGAGGAAGCAGCATCACGCTTCTTGTATAGATTAGATGGCACCGTTGCACTAGCTGTCGTTGTTGTTTCAATGTCACTCAACAACCAATGAATGTGATATCCCAGCCACGTATCACCGTAGGTAGTCGTAACAGGAACAATTCGTGTGTTAAGTGGATCACCAGAACCACCACCAACTAGTGGTGCCGTATAGATTGATCCTTCCAAGCGCAAAACCGTAACCATCTGGTTTGAACCGATAGTTGCTGCCATAGGATCACTTGATAGAATTTCGCGGAATTCAGCCGATGCGACAGTGTACACTTCGGACAAGATTCCATCGTCTGTGAATCGAATCTTAGATCCAGCAGGGAATGCATCTGTGTAATCAATGTTACGATTCATGTCAGCCGCATCATTGTGTAGGTACACGTACCATGAACCCAGCACATTTGTCGTCGCAAAGCCCTTAATTGGCTCAAGTTCAAAGCGAGCTGGTGGAGTGTCTACGCGCTTGAACGCAGCGTCTGCTGTTGCACGATAGAACCATGCAAATGTTCGCTTGGACCACTTATTGAGTTCGATCGATGAGCTGTATTCAATGATAGGCACTTGAGCACGGCGTGCGTTTGGGTGAGATTGAACTTCAGACTTGTGAATCCATTCGTTCTGTTCTGACCACTGATTAGCCTCTTGCGGTTCGCAACCAATTGTTTGGTCCCAACGTGAATTACCCGTAGACAATGCTACGATTGCTGAGAAATTGTTAGCAGCAACTTTCCATTCTGCTGCTGAGAAGTCATATTCCTTCAGCTGATTGTTGGTTGTATCGTTCCAGATCTTGTATTGGGTGTTGTCGCTAGGGTTTGGAAAACCGTTCGCAGTAACCCATTCTGCTTCAGTCGCAAACGAGATAGCTGCCAATACAGCTGTATTCCAGATTGCAATGTTTGAAGGTAGCAGTTGGTTATCGTCCCATGGCTTTACGTCCCAGCCGTAGTCTTGGTTACATGCGCAATTAGCATCAGTCTGATAGATTGTGCCAAGTTCTGCCAGTGAGATTTGAACTACAGGCTGTTGAACAGTAATAACCCAAGCAGTGCCACTCCAGCTCTTCAAACGATTAACAGAAGTATCAAACCACCACTGTCCTACACGCACAGGTACAGGAGGAGTTGCAGCAACTGTCGCCAATGGCTCGACCAAAGTGATTTGAGTCGTATTGGAGTCGAGAATATATGTGGATGATGCTACTGTCCAGAATTTGTCCGATAGGTTAGGCTCTGCACTCTTAGTGAAGAATACAAATCCTTCAATGAACAAGTCGTTGTTCAAACCATCAACGAACATCGAATTTGACACGTAATCAATTTGAGTTACGTTGAATGCTGTGCCGCGTTGGTTCAAGATTTCCTGATAGGACTTTACTTTGCTGGTTGCCTTGTTGCAACGATTTTCAATCGTAAAGTATTGTGCAGGAGCTGTTGGATCGGCTGGACTCCAGAAATAATCCTGATAGTTAACAATCATATCAATGTTAACTGGAGGAACCCAGTTAAATTGCATTGTGTTTGCCCAAAGAGGCAAACGATCAATGTTAACTCCCATTAGCTTCAATTGAGCTTGGAAAGCCTTGTAGGATAGAGCCGATGTTACAGTACCAACTTGAGCAACCATTGTAGGTGCTAGTTGATATGCTTGGCGGTGCGGCGTTGATTCCTTGATCTGACGATCAACGAGTGTGCCAGTATTCTTTTCACCAATATACCCAGCCACGCGCGATGTGTCATCCTTCGTGAGGTGACGATTCAACGCTGCATCAAATACACTTTGATTGATATCTGACTTGTATACCTCTGGTAGGTAATCTTTCAGATCCGTAAAAGGCTTCTTGTGGTCCGAGTACTGGTTGTTGCTCAAGGTGAGCTCCTAATATGTGCTATGTTGACATATTTATCGGAGCTACCTCTCAGAAATTTACACGGTTTTACCCATTCAAGCGCAAATTCGTAGCTGTATAGCCTGCAACAATGTCGATATCCCCCACGGAAATGTCCGGATAGAAGATTTCATCTTCGCGTGCTGGAACTTCAAACATGTCACCAAATTGGGTTGCAGCAGCACTTGGGACCAACACTACAGAGCTGATTTCTGTTGGCAATGCAGCGTGAATAACTGCAGCAAGTTCGGTATAGAAGAAGGTTTCTCCAAATTCCCACAGCGTAATATCGAAGAAATTACGAATTGCAGTTACCGCTATCGTCTTGATTTGGTTATCTGTCAGTGTGCGATCAGCTGATCGCACAATCTTGAACGAAGCACGCAGCTCTGGAATAGCTTTCATACCAAACAATAGCTTGATTCGGCCAGGATGCAGCACTAACGTATCGGAAATCATCTTGTTATCCAGCAGATAACCATAGGAAGTGCGCAAGTCTAGAGGTGTTGGCAGAGCAGGTTGAACTGCCAACGGATCTTCCAACCAACGCTTCAAAGAAGTGTAATAGCCCTTTGGAATGATGAAGCTGTCAATGATATTGGACGGCGATGGATCAACAAGGTGGTAGCGTGATGAGCGATGCATCCACATGAAGTTTAGATTTCCCTTGCCTTCTTGACGCGACCACAAACCATCTTGCAAGATGGAAACTGAACGTACATACGATTGCATGTTATCCACTGTTCCAGCCACTGGTAGCCAATCATCTGTTACTGCCAAACGATTAAAATACACATATTCCTTTTGAAGGATTTGGATATTGGTGCCAATTGGAGCCTTTGTTGCGTTCAACAAACGGATGGTTGATGTCACAAATACACCCGAGCCACCAACTGTTACGTTGCGAGCTTCCCACTCTGTACTTGATAGTGTGCCGCCTTGTCCGATCAAAGTAACATCGCTTGTTTTTAGTGTGACAGGGTCAACAACAAATGGCACACGCAGAACAATATCAACACCAACACCAGGAGATACTACTTGGTATTTTGGATTGATCAGATCAGCAATTCCCTGCGGATTAGTATAATCATCGGGGTCGAGATTATCCGGAACACCGTCACCATTAGCATCTTGTGGAATCAACGACAAGCGGTGGATATCTGGTAAACCATCTTGGGTCGTTTCTTGTCCGAGAACGTCAAAATTGACGTTTGCCTTCAAAATGCCGTCCAAGCTGTTGTTTGGATTAGCTTGCAATACTACGATCATGTCGTAGTTTGATCGCAGCGTATCGTAATCAACTACGCGACTTGCATCATTGGTGTTCCAGAATGATGTTGTTACACTCTGGCAGATCAAGCGGCGGGCCGTACGCGTAACATCATATGCAAGTTCGAGATTGCTGAATTGCGTAACGCGGATTAGTGGATACGGAATGAATTGATTGAGTGCAGGATCAGAATTCCAGCCAACCAGTGCAAGACCTGTTTCTGTACCACCTGAACCTGAAGGTGTATCTCCAGGTGATGCGCTTTCCAACAAAGCATACCATTCAAAGGTTACCTTGTTGTAGTACAGTTCGATCTTAGACGGAGGTTGTCCGCTTGTAAGAGCTGTTGTAATTCGAGTCTTTTCAGCGGTGTTAAACACACGGCGATATGAACTCAATGGAACACCAAAGCTTGTGATTTGCAGGAAAATGTCCGTCGATGACAGCAATGGTTCAATGTACGTAGAAATTAACGTGCTAGCGTCAACCACCGGTGTTGTAACTACAGTATCGCGATTTTCGAAGTAAATCATTCCATCATCACTGAACAATTTTACGTTCTCATACGTTCCCGAAGCATCGTGCCACGTAATGTACTTTGAATCACCAGCAAATGTGCGATTAATTGCACGCAACTTCAAAATCGAAGGATCTTGAAGCATGAATACGTTGTAGTCTTCGCCGTTGACCATACGGTCTTGCGAATAGTAGACAGACGGCGCTGTGACGCGAACGTGCTCCATGTCTTCTGCTGCAGATGCATTCTGCAGCGAATTGATCAACGTAAACGTGAACGTCAACGTCTGAACACGACCGTAGGAGTCAACGTACGTGAAAGATGCAGACGTATTTGTAACGGCAGATTGCTGAACTACAATATCTTGATCTAACGAACTACGAGCCCAAATGTCAAACGTACCACTCGGAATATCAGCAAATTCACCATCACCAAATACGATTCGAGCACGATTCTTGTCGCGTGTTTCGATTTCGTACTTGTTTCGCTTTGGGTTGGTGTTAAAGATAACGTTCTGAGCGTGAGCTAAGTCAACTTGAACCCATTCACCAGATTTGCCTGCAGTTGTTTCACGACGGTACGGTAACAATGATGGTTCATCAAGAGTTTCACCCGTAGCTGGATCAACATTATTAACCCATACGTCCGTATCGTTTACGTTGTCAGCATTAATGTCATACGTTTGGTTTGGTGTAATGCCGTCAAATGTTGCACGGAAGCGCTGCAATTGTCCTTGCTTCGTAAACAGGAAGAAACCAGTCGTATCAGACGCATCTCCGAGGCCGTCTTGTCCGTACAGCAAGGTAAATCCAGAATTTTCGGCAGGGCGACGTTCAACAATACCGAGTTTTGTATCGTATGCAACGGGAACTAATTCCATTGGTACGCTTTGTCCACTCACAGACGCCGTATAAGTGAATACGCCAGTAGATAGTGGAGTCAAGTTCCATGCATACAATTCAAACAATACGTCCTGAATCTGGAAGCGATCAGTAGGACCAACAGTACCGAAGTCTTGTTGCAGTACGCGGTTCATGATCAAGATGAACTGATCTTTCCAGTCAACGTTTGTAACGTCGCTCCAACGAATTGTACGACCTCCCAAATCGAGACCGTTAGCATCAATGATCGATTCTGTTGTAGAAATTGATGTAATCTTTACCAAGCCGCGTGCTGGCAATGGTCGTGCAGCTGTGTATGAGACGAGCTTAGCAAGTCTCAGGATTGATTCTTTACGTTGAGCTGACGATATGAAATTTTCATGAGCATTGACGTCAAGACGATATGCGGTTAGTTCCGCAATATATGCAAAAATTTCAATGATCGCAATGAATTCCGACGTTTCGATGTAGTCATTGAAAGTCTCTGGAAAATACAATTTCATGTAATCCAACAGACTTTGCTTTACTGTGTTGTAATCAAATGCCGCAAAATTAATGGACTGAAACGCTTCGTACGCGCGTTCCCATGTCTCTGACCGTGATACTAATCTGCTCATTGCGATCCTTCGAATGTAATATGAATGTCCAAGTTACCCGTCAAATCCAATTCTATGTAGAGCAATTCAACTATAGCTTGCACGCGATTTTCATCATAGAATGGTATGATTTGAAGTTTGAGTAGCTGCACACGTGGATCGAAATCAATTACTGCTCGCAAATCCTCTTCAAGGATCGTCAATGTAATTTCATCCAGAGGCTCAAACGGCAGATCGGGAATCCTTGTACCAAAATTAGGCATCATTACACGTTCACCGCGGCGCGTGTAAATGTGACTTAGGAGGTCGAGCTTAACCAATTCAACATCGTTAATGCTGAATGTCTTAGCGCGTTGATACTCATAAGAGCTAAATCCTCGATAAATGCCTGGCGTCATTGGATAAACCTAGTTTGGTGCTCTGTATTTATCAGGAGGGTAGCTCATGATAAATCATCAGCGTCTCCAGTACATGCCACGATCATATGTTGTACCGCGCTCTTCGCGGTTCACCTTTGGATCGGTATACTGGAATTCTGGTGCGTGAGTGCTGTCAGAGGCAGTTGCTGTGCGAGCCCATGGTTCGTGATCTGGCACGCGGCTAGTCAAGTATGCAATCGTTGCTTCTGTTGCCTCAGCTGCTGTTGCAGCACCTGCTGCGGGTGCACTCATTGAATTGAAGTGAATTGTACCAGCCGTAGATCTGAAAGACGATGCAGCAAGTGCATTCATAATTCCACCAGAATCGAGGTTCAAGTCTCCCGAAGCTTTCAAATCCATTGTAGCGCCCGAGGTGATCTTCACGTTACTGCCACCCTTGACGTCAATGCTCGTACCAGCTGTAACCTTTACCGACGTTCCACCCTTGATGTCCACGCTTTGCGAGGCCGTTAATCTAATTAACTGGCTCGACTTGACGTGAATATCGTTCTTTGCTGTGATCTTAACTACATCATCAGATGATAGGTGGATTCCCTTTTTAGCAGTCATTCGAATCGTTTCATCAGACGTGAGATTCAAATCATTCAGTGAGTGAATATTCACGCGATTCGCTGAATACATATCAATTGTACCGTTCTGATCAAATTCAATCCAATTATTTCCCTGCGCAGTAGCAATGTAGATACGTTCATTGGTATCATCGAGGATGATCTGATGTCCTGAAGTAGTACGAATACGGACTCGGTTGTTTTCCTGACGATCATCCATTGCAAAAGCATGGAATCCCGGAGAAACTATCGCATACACATGCGAATCGTAATTGCGATCTGTTGTTCCTGTTTGTGCATTGGGATCAGAACGGCTGGTTTGATATCCTTGCGTACTTGTCCACCCATCGTGCACCGTATCTTGATCATCCTGAACGCTAGAAAATGTCTTACCGAGGGAATCAACACTAACTCCACTTGCTGTATAATCAGCACCACGGGTACGATATTCGTAATTTGGTTCAGACTTATGGCCGAATGCTCTCTTTTGGTTAGTATTCAACGGCTCAATGAATTTTTCCATTGAAGTGTACGGGCCATACGGAGCTGCGTCCGTACCATCTTTTTGCAATTCAGGGTGATCATCATACATGTATCGACCATGTGGCATCGTATGCGGTGTGAATTGGTCAAAAATGCAGCCGATGTAGATTCGTGACATAGGATCGCCATCGACGCACATCACAACTGCTTGTGCTCCAACCTTAGGTATCCACCAAGCACCGTAGGCGATTCCACCTTCTGATGTTTGAATCCCCGGACCGCGTGCAGCTACCTGAGATTGACCACCAAATGGCGCCATATAGATTGCCCATGGCAAATCCTCTACCGCCATTTGCATGGTATCACCCCATTGTGGACATACGATTCGTACTCGGCCCATTTCTTGAGGGTCGTTTGTATCCACAACAGTACCAATGGTGACGTTTTGTTGTACAGTGCTTTGAGGATGTCCTTGCTGAAACAAGCGTTGCTGATTTGTAATTGTTGGCATATAGATCTCTGTTATGCTATATTAATTGGATTTGCTTGTCCTGGCATCGGTCCTGTGGTGGATTGAGGGGTAGCAGCTTCAATAGCAGCTGCATTCTCCATCTTGCGAATATCACCCTGACGAATTGCATCATTGCTTAATGTTGGACGAGGACCGCAAGGTGTTGCTGCCTCTGCTTTCTTAGCTTGCGCTTCACAATTATTCTGTGCTGCAATCGCATTCTCTGCCTTACGCACGTCTGCTTGATCTGCCGTTCGTGGAACGGACACAGGCACTGCAGCCGTTTGAATCGATTGAGTTGTAGCTGGCTTGTTGGTGTTAGTGGTTTTCGTACCACCTTTGAGCAATTTTGCCATTGCCACAGATGCCCAGCCCCGTAGATTGCCAACAGTCGTTCGTGAATTGACAATCGTTGGATTTGCGCGAGCGATTCCAGCTGCTGTTGATGCTCCTAATGCTGTAGACAACAGTTGGCTACCACTGGATGCACGATCAGCACTGATTACCTTTGCTGCAGTTGCAGGTCCCAAGAAGTGAGCAAGATACAAATCACCGGGATCTGTAGAACCAATTGCGCGACTATTGTCACGTAAGAAGTTCGCACCTGCGATCGCATTGTTGAATGGGTCAAAACGAGGATCGTTAGGTTGAGGAGACGTTCCTGGAGATGTCACTAGCGTTTGCGCCTTGCCTTGTTTTACCATTCCATTCCACGTTGACTTAATGAATTGGAATAAACCTGTAGCAGAAGAAGCAGGTGATGCTGTTGCTCGAGCACGGAATGAGGATTCCTTCGCAGCAAACATTGCCATCAAGATTGGATCAACGCCAACTTGGTTTGCAGCTTGGACGATCGCGCGTTGAACTTCTGGAGCTGCTTTATCCCAACCTGTAACGTCTGATAGTTGATACTTACCATTAAGCACTGTAACAGCATCTGGACGTGTTGTTGGCTCAATAGCACCTGATGGAGGTGTAACTGGAACTGGATCCAAAGGCTTGAACGATGAAGAGCTACCGTTACTTGTCGTTGAGCTGACACAGCCAACAGCATTGTCATAGCAAGACAATACACCAGAACTAATATTGATTTCTGAGCCGCTACCCGGTCGCGTCGACTGAAAGGCACTCTTCTTTGGTAACCCAATCATGTCGAGTGTTTGTGAAAATTCACCATTATCAAAGATGTGATCTATGCCGCAAACATAGTAGTATCCATCGAACCAAAAATCGCGCGCATAATCTGCAAATCCAACTTGGTTAATATCCGTATTCCCGTCGATTCCCTGCCCCGTAAACAATGAAAAGTCATCATTGTTTCTCGGCATCTTAATACGAACCTTCGCAAACGCTGGAACGCGTGACCAATCGTGGAAATTAGCAGAATCAGGAGTATTTGAAGCTACAAATGGTGCATCCTTTGTTTCATTCAACGAACGAATCATCTGCTCAGGTGACGAAGTTTTATTGGTACTACGCAATAGTTCCGTGTTGCCAACAATTCGCATCTTCGCTTCTGCAACTTCAAGAGACGCATGCTTTGCCAGTGAATACCCACTTTGGATCGATACGTTTGCGTCTTGTGCGTTTAATTGGCCCGGTGTCTTGATCTGCGATCCAAAATACACAGGAATCTGCATCAAACCACCACCAAAACGATTGAACATGTTATTAACGTCTGCAGTACTTGCAGATGTTTGTCGATTTGGGCCGCGTTCCAGTTGACTCTTGAAGGTATTTGCCAACGTAGCTGTCTGCAGATACGCTAGACCCATGTTGACCTTCATGTCAAACTCTAGGATGTCAATGTTTTTACCAGTATAGATGTAGTCAAATTCGATGATGTTACGTCGTATTGTATCGTACATCGGATTTGCCTTTAGCTTATCATCATCGTCTTGCAACGCTGCAAACTGGCTATCGTAAGACACAGTCTTTGGAACCATGAATCGTTCGACTCGATAATATACCGTATAATCAAGTTTGGAACTATCTTGACCTGACTGTGGAGCTGAACGCAAAGCTGTATGAATCTTGTAATCGTACTTGACGCCGTTACTGTCACCAGTTGCAGCATCGCGTTGCACTTGATTACTCATCGACATAATCTGTCGGATGGCGCCTTCAATACTGGTAGATGATGGGAATGTAACATGAACGGGATCGTCACAATTAGCTCCCGTTTTGTATTGTTCGGGCTGGTCTGTGACTGTATAGCTATCATTTTGATAGTCTGTGCCCACTTCAATTACGTAATTTACGCGGCGTAACGAATCAATCAATGGTTGTGGATCAACGCCTTGCGATCCACGAATTTGATCTACGACGCACTGAAAGTACTTGTCGTAATTGATGTTGATATTGTCTTGCAGGCGTGCCAGTGTCGATTGGAGACTGTTACCAGCTGTAATGCTCATTGCATTTACAGCTTTTGCATATTGCGGTAAACGCGCTGCGCCGTGGCCAGCTGCAACAAATGACATTTCATAACTGCCACCTGCCTCTGTGAATGAACCAGTGACGTCGTAGCAGATGAAATTTAGCGGCGGAATGTCGGTTATCTGCTCATACACATCGTTATTTGATGTTGTTGGATCAAACCCATGCCCTACGAAGAACGTCTTCAGTACGTATACTACTTGAGAGCTATCGACTCCCAACGCAATACTACACTTCACTACTTGGTCCAAGAATGCTACACCTTTAGGCTCAGAAATCGACATTGATCCTTCGATCGCAAGAGATGTATTCATATCTCCCGGCACAGCTCCTGCTGCAGTAGCAGTTGTCCATTGCGCTCGAGTGATAACAAACGATGCATCTGTTGCACCATTGATCAATATGATATACTTACCAACAGGATTACCTGATCCATCCTTGACTAACTTTGGACTGTATCGTCCAAGGTTTTCCGTGCCAGGAGCAGGATCAATGTATGCTGTTTCTGTAGTTGCATGATTCCACGTATCTTCGTATGTGCTAGCCGCAAGCATATCTGCAGTTGCTGTGCAATCACACATTGCTAGGACGTGATAGTAGCTGTATGAGCGATACGACGCTAGGAGGTTTGGAGGATTTGACATTATTGTGTATGGTATGGGTTGCTATTTATCACGTTTTACGCGTGAGAAGTTCCCCAAATAAACGGTTCTTGGTTGGGACAACGATCTTT